TACGAGCGGTTCTTGCGCCAGTTCAAGCGGTCCCCTTGGGGTCCCGAGCTGCGCTACTATGGCGTCGCCGAGTACGGCGACGAATCAGCACGACCCCACTACCACTTCATCCTTTTCGGCGTCGGCCCGGAATGGATCGACGAAGTCGAGAAGGCTTGGTCCCACAGGATCAAGCCAGACGATGTAACCCCGAAAGCGATGAAGGACGGCCGAATCTTCCGTGGCCCGAAGGGCGAGTTGCGCGAAAAGATCGGCTACACGACGATGGACCCATTGGTCCCTGAACGCGCGGCCTATGCTGCGCGCTACGTCATCAAGAAGATGCACAAGCCAGACGACAATCGGCTGGCTGGTCGACCGCCCGAGTGGCGGTCGATGTCTAAGCAGGCCGGAGGCCTAGGCTTTCCAGCCGTCGGCTGGTTGGCAGACATGCATATGACAAAGGCCGGAGCAGCTGCTCTGGCCAAGCGCCGCGACGTTTTCAACGGCATACGCGTCGACGGCAAGTGCTACCCGATCGGAGAATATCTTCGAGGCAAGCTTCGCGAGGCCATTGGCTGGCCCTCGAGCCAGCAATACCGCGATCTCGAGTTCGACGGGTACGACGATCAGGAGCTGGTCTTCGCTCCGCCAATGGATCTCGACTCCGTTCGAGCGTTCCCAAAAAATAGGAGGCTCGCGAGTGAGCAAAAAGCGAAAGAAGCCGTCGACGGATACTTCAAGGTCGAAAAGGCCGAGCGTCGGCACAAAGCCCTACATGTTACGCGGGGGGCGAAAGTATGAGTTGCGACCGCTACCACTGCCCCCGCCCCGAGTTCGGGCAGCCATGCCCGTTCGGAAGAGACTGCCCGTCGCTCCGATTGTCCTCGAGGCCCCGAAGGCCTCGGCGCAGCGTCGGGCAGCTGTTGATCAACGCAGTGCTCGTATTGATCGGCCTCTACGTCCTCCTGTCCGCGATCGTCTTCCTGTTTGTGATCGCAGGCGCAGTCGTCGCGCCGTAATTCTTGCGACCGGTCACGGCGGCAGGAATGGAGCGACGGTCTACAAGGCCCGCAAGGGCCATGACCACAGTTGCAAGTAGGTGTCACCGGGTGGTAACCTTCGCCCGTGGACCCAATAGTGCAAGCAGCCTATATCTCCGGTGGAGCCTCCCTTCTGGGGGGCTTCTCCGGGGGTTCTGGTTACGGCCGGTGGAAGCGCTCGATGCGCAAGCAGTACGAGTACCAGAAGCGTTACCAGCCCGGCGTCAATTCCGCGATCATGGACGGACGCATGTCCGACCTCGAGCGGCACAATATCCATCCTCTCATCGGTCTAGGGGTTAACCCCGGTGGCCAAGGCTTCGGCGGAGCACAGATTACTGGTCAGGGCGATATGGGCGAAGCTATCTCTCGAGCCGGTGCCGATGTCGCGTCAGCGATGGCCCAAGCCAAGCAGCTCGAGCAAAGCGAAAAGCTCACCAACGCGCAGATCGCGTTGCTCAAAGCTCAGGCCCGAAACCTGAGCCAAAAACCGCCTTCAGGCGGCCCCGCCCAAATGGGCGGAACACAATCGATCCCCCTCGAGGGCGTTATCGCCTCGGAGGGCGCGGCCTCCCAGACTGGCCGTGGTCAGGTCAAAGTCGAACCCAACGTAATTCGGACACGCTCCAAAGAAGACAGCTCTCGAGCTGCTGGTTCCAATCCTGCATGGATGGCAGTCGAGATCTGGCCCGGCGTCTTTATCGACGTGCCGTGGTCCGAAGAAGGCTTCGCTGAATCAATGGATTCCCTACCGGCAGTTGCGTCCACTGTCGCTCGCAACGCCGGGATCGGATACAAGCTCGCCTACCAGTACGTCAAGCGAGCACACTCCAAGTTCTACAAGTCCCGGGGTCGCAACATGCGCACCCGGCACCCGGCGCGGTACAAGATACCGCCTAAGATACCGGCTCATCGCCAGACGACGCCGGACATCTTCTTCGCCTATTCACGAGGTCCACATCGATGAAAAAAAAATACGGTCGAAAGTCTCGCCGCCGCCGTTACTCGGCACGCAGTAAGGCCATGTGCCCTAGGTCTAATCCTAGGCTTCCTTTTCCTGGTCGGGTCGGATACCGACTGTAAGCGAGATCTTTTAGATGAAGCGCTCGAAATTTTCACTTTCAACGCAGCTCCCGTTCACGACGAATCTGGGCCAGCTGGTCCCGATCAACGTGAGCGAGGTGCTGCCCCGCGATACGGTACAGCAGAACACGCAGGTGTTAACACGGTTCAGCCCACTGGCGGCCCCGGTGTTCCATAGCTGCACCGCGCGGATTCACCACTTTTACTGCTCCTCGAAGAACCTCGGGGACTATTACGAGGAGGACAGCGGCAGCTCCTTCGACTGGGAGGACTTCATCACTGGCGGTCCGAATAATTCGGACGTCCAGACGATCCCGACCATCAACACGACCGGCACCAAGGGCGATCTGCTCGACTACCTTGGACTGCCCGCGTCCGACGCTCCTCGAGGCTTTGATGCCTCGGGCGTCGCCATTAACGCTCTGCCGGTGGCGATGTTCAATTTCTGTTTCAACGAATACTTCCGTGATCAGGATCTGGTCACGGCTCGCGACTGGGACGATCTCACGATCCCCAACATCGCATGGGGCAAGGACGTGGCGACTACCGCCCGGACGTCACCGCAGCGGGGCGCACAAGTGACGCTCCCGCTCGGCGATGAGGCCCCTGTCTCGCTCGACATGACGAACGCCGGGGTCTCCGGCGCGAAGATCAAGTCCTCGAGCGACTACTCGACGATCCTCGCCGGGAATCTCTACGGCGAGGCCGCCTCCGGCAACCTCGAGATACAGGCGAGCACCAACGCCGTGCTCGACCCGAACGGATCCCTGATCGCCGACCTATCGTCGGCGACCGGCATCGATCCGATCGAGTTCCGCCGCGCGATGGCTTTGCAGAGCTGGGCGGAGATCCGCCAGAAGTACGGCGCGAGGTACGTAGAATATATGCGTTACCTCGGCGGCCGCATGCTTCGGCCTCCCGACCGCCCGGAATATCTGGGCGGCGGTGTAGCACCGATTCAGTTTTCGGAGGTGCTCCAAACGGCGCTCGACTCCGGGTCAGGAGTCGGCGACATGTATGGCCACGGGATCTCTATGATGCGTGGCAACACCTATCGCCGGACCTTCGACGAGCATGGCTATATCATGAGCTTCATGTCGATCCGGCCCCGCGCCGTCTATCAGGACGGCATCCACAAGATGTGGCTCAAGCAGGACAAGGAGGACATTTTCACCAAGGAGCTTGAGCTTATCGGCATGCAGCCGATGCAGATCGAGGAGATCTACGCGGATCCTGCCACGCCGGGCGAGACGTTCGGCTGGCAGGACAATTACTACGACTATCGCAGCGGCAAGTCGCACGTCGCTGGCGATTTCAACGACACGCTGGACTACTGGCACCTTGGTCGCCAGTTCGCGTCCGAGCCGTCGCTCAACAGCGACTTCGTGTCGTGCTCCCCGTCGAACCGCATCTTCCAGTCGGCTTCGGCGGATACCATCTGGTGCCTAGCGCACAACAGTATCGTTGCGCGGCGACCAGTTACTCGCAATCCTGAGCCGAGGGTCATATGACGGCGAAGAAAACCTTCCGCCAAGTGTTGGCGGAGCGGCGCCACTACGAAGTGAATAGTGGCGAACGCAAGACCGATGTTGGTGGCAACCGTCAGCGGCCTATGGACACCAAGCAGCTGGTGAAGCACTTGGTGGCTACCGAGCTGTCCAATCTAGGGCAGCGATCGGGGTTCGAGTCCTTCGAAGAAGCCGACGACTTCGAGGACGAAGACCCCGAACCACCGTGGACGAGCCAGTTCGAAGTCCACCCTATGCTCCCGGAAGAGGAGCCCTTCCACCCACCGCCTGAAGGCGAGCCCCTCGAAGACCCATTAGAGGGCGTGGTTGAAGAAGAGGATCCTCCCGAGGAGCCCAAGGAATGAGCATGGGGGCCTTATGCCCCCAGCTGCTGAACCCCACATCCCCCTCACCCCTTCCCTGTCGACCAAGCGATCGACCTAGGTCACCGACAACCGAGTGACGCATTGGAAGTCAAAAATTCACTTCCAGTCGGAAGACACGATGACCCGCGTTAGCGGTAAAAATATTGTTCTCTGAGCCCCGAGTGAGTACCCTACCTTGTAGGGTACTCACCTAACCCGAACAAATAGGTGCCACTTATGCGAGGTCCACGCCATGCATTGCACTTCACCGAAGCCCGGCGGCAACGGTAATCTCCGCTCTTGCGGCGGTTGCTACGCCTGCCGAATTAACTCCCGCCGAGTCTGGACGGGGCGCATCCTCCTCGAGGATCTGATGCACCCGATCACCTCATTTGTGACGCTGACCTACGAGGATCGGCACGTGCCGATCTCCGAGGGGCAGCAAGTGCTGTACCGCAAGGATTACGAGCGGTTCTTGCGCCAGTTCAAGCGGTCCCCTTGGGGTCCCGAGCTGCGCTACTATGGCGTCGCCGAGTACGGCGACGAATCAGCACGACCCCAC